TGACACATAATTATTGGTGCGCCACCGTCCGTGTAAAATATAGCCCTATAACTTGATGATGACAATGTACTTACATTGACAGCCCTAAACCAGCCATCTCCCGAAGCAACAGTTGAAGTGGTGACGGTTGCTTGCCTATACCTGAAGGTTACAGGAGCGCCTGTTGGGGATTTTATATAGATAGAACCAGCGTAAGTGCTTCCAGATGCAAAACCAGACGTTATCTTCCTTACATTATTTGCGTTTGCTGCATCAGTGCTACTATCAGCCCCACTCATTAACCAAGCTGAATTTGGATTTCCAAAAATGTCAACTTGATCTTGAACGACTGTCGCAACAGGAGCGGTTTCAACGCTAAAAGAATTACTGTTCAGCGAAAGATTAGTTGCCGAAGGCTCCACCAACAACGCAGGGCATCCATTCACCGCTCCACCAAGCGGATAGTCAAGGCGAGGCACATTGTCAGCAACGAGTTCAATCAACCCATCCTTGTTAATCCTCGTGGAGCGTCCTGCCGTAGGCGTAGTCGCACGAGTGACCGTGAAATCACCTGCACCCGTATCGGGCACTTGTGAATAAAGCGTGCCAGCTTTGAATCTTGCGGGAACGTTAATAAGGCTTGCAGAGCCAAAGTTGTAAATAGGCCTAAAGCGAGCATATAGGCATTGACCCCTAAGCGCAGAAGGCTCGGAAGGCAATGCCCCACTTGCGGTTGTAGAATCCAAAAAATCTTGCCAATATGAATATGGCTGAATGTTTTGATTAAATAAGGCCAAGAACGCAGTCGCACTACTGCCTATCGCAACCAAATCGCTGTTCTTTACCGACAAGGTTTCACCCACTTCGCCTGCCGTGTAAATCCATATCGTTAAATCGCCAGAGCGAGAGTCTGATTCACCCGCTATGATATGAGCGTAAGACACATAATAAGTCTGCGAATTAGCATAAACAAGGGTGAGAAAGCTATTCCCAAAGGTGAAGGAGGTCAGTCTGCCAAGTGCCATTATACGCTCATTAAGCTGAGTTGTCCGTTAATAAAATCAATTTGATTTATTGAACCTTTCTGCTCAATCCAAATCTCGTATTCTCCAGCTCCTTCCGCATACAGTTCAAGATAAGCCGAATGGGGATCGGAAGAATGAAGGTGAACAGAAACTTTGCTCGTGTCATCAACAACGCCATTTCTTGCAATGTAGAAGTAATACTCACGATTGCCTGTACCGCTAAAATTGAGCAAAGCACTCACACGATAAGGGAGCGAACCTGCTCCTGTCCACTCAATCTTCGGGCTTGACTCCTCGGCAACATTGTAAGCCGTAGAAACAACCGCACTCATTGCATAGGTCAGTTTTTCAGGGGTGTCAGGTGAAGCAGGGGTAAATGAGTAAGCCGAACTTGTGGACAAGCTCACGCATCCCCTTTCCTTTAACAATACCGAAGAATCGGATAGATTCTCAAACAAAGTGCCAACACGATTAGCGGTGTTCTGCGCAATGCCCGTTTCGTTCTTCACTACAAGCGAAGCCGAATCCAAATTTGCTCTTGTTTCAATAGCCATAATAGTTTTATTTATAGGTTTGGTCAATAATGGTTTTAGTTGTAGACTTAATTATAGGTTTGGTCAAAGGTAAAATCAAAAATACCACCAACAGGGATAGGAACGCAAGGCTCAGTCGTGTTCAGGCAAGCAGCATCGCCAATCACCTCCACCTCCATATCCAAAGTAATGATGTATAAATTCGTATCCCAAGCAATCTTCGCCCCCTCAAACTCGCTATCCAAGTTGTCCTTAATGGAATACCCGGCACTCACACCCAGCACATCCACGCTCACCGCACCGACACTCTGCGCCAAAGCATCGTAGAGGCCCGTAATCTTGCTCTGGACGAGCGATGCAACCTCGTAGGGTCTCTTGGCCTTCCGCTTGCCGATAATCACAAGACGCAAAGGATAAACGGTTCTAAGCAGGTCTTGGCATCCGATGAAGTTGTTTTCCTCCGTCACCTCTGACCTCTCCCTGCCATTGTATCGGATGTAGGCAATGCCCTCACTCCAATCGTAATCGTCCACAACGTGCCGATATTCCCCGTTGGAGCAATACACCGCAGGGATAATCTTGCCATCCCTATCGGGCAACAATTCGGCAAAGCCCGTATGCCGAACCAACTTGTAAGCGTTCAGCCTGGCGAATATCTCGTCAATAACCTGGGTGACTATCATAGTGTCGTTCTAAATAGCTTTGGGGTAAACAGCTTTGCGAAGGTTTCAACAAAAACAGCCTTCTCCTTTACGCTTAACTTGAAAATCGGGCCTTTTAATCGCTCCACTCATTAACGGTCATTTTAACGATATTCACCTCATCATCAGGCCCTTGCCTTGTTGTAATCTCTGCCATAAAGTTAGGCCCACCAAACATAAAGGGAGACCCCTCTGAGCGCTTATGGAGGACTTTTAACTCGTTTCTCAAAGTGCCTGTGAACTCCAAATCCCAAGCCTCTACTTGCAACCCATACCTTTGTCTTAATTTAATATAAGGCAAAGAATCGCCCTTTCTGTAATCTCGTTTGGGGTGGTCGGAATAGCCACGCTTTATGAGGTTCATATCGGGAGCCAACTTCTTCTCGTGGATCCTCTTTTCAAGACCGTCAGGGCCGTTGTGAGCAGCGACAGCCGCTCCACGCAAGGCGTATAGCCTCGCTTCGGGCAAACGAGAAACTTGCGCCTGAACCTTCTTTATGTAATCATCAATCGTCACGGTATCAAAGAGGCTTGTCTGACCCTCTGCCTACAAGCAAAGCAACCGCCTTCGGGCAGAGAGGCTTGTTCAAAGTAGCGTTGCATATATTGGTCGTATTGAGCCTGATAGTAGTTGCTCAACTCTTGGTTCATATCTCGGTTGAACACCACAATGCCATTCAGCCTCTTGGAGAACTCCATCTCCTTCAAAAGCAACATCCCGGTCTTGTAAAGCAAGGGATAGCCAAGTTGCGCAATATGAGCGCATAGGAGCGATTCAAAACTGCAAGCGACTTGGTACTGAACGCTCAAGCCTCCCGTGAATCCACCGCCCGAAATGTTGCTCTCAATCAACTGTCCCCCGGTAGGAATCTCAATGGCCCTCTCAAGCATATTCTCCGTCCAACGATAGCCTCGGCCACATCCACCGCATCCGTAGGTTGCATATAAACTCGTTTGGAAGGAAGCCTTCGTGGTCGCATCGTAAAGCACCGCCAGGTTGAGCATCTGACCGTTGGATTGGTAGGTCTTGTTCACCACAAGCCTCGTCACCGAATTGGCCACCGAGGTCACATTGAAGGTGTCCAAAGTAATCCCTGTCCTCAAATCAACAACCCTTACAGGCACAACGCCCGAACTTGGGAGCAGAAGGCTGATGGAAGAAATGGTCACGGAGATGTAATCCACCTGCCGATAGCGCATCCCAATCCCCCTCCATACACCCGAAGCCGCCAAAGGCTGAACGGACTCCGCATAGAAGCCCAAATCGCCATTCCAAGCAGAGGTCGTATAGTTCCAACGGCTCTGCAAATAGGCCAAAGACTCCGCTTTCAGCATATTGGCCGCTTGGTCAATCTTGCGCTGAATCAAGGTGTAGGCCGTCTTGTCCTCATCGTTCACGCCTGAATCAAGGTCTGCAAGGCTGATACCGGTCAAATCATTGATGTAAAGACCGCTAATTGGCTCCGAGCCTTCATCACAAAGACCGCGTATGCCGATGACATTATTCCAACAACTCATAAGGCAAAGTTACTAAAAATCAATGGCACAAGGTACAAAAGAGATTTTCTGCACAAAGTATCACAATCCGATACTTTTCGCAAAAGTTTACTGCAAAAGAAAAGGGGATGCTTTCGCACCCCCTTCCCAAACTAAACCCAAGCAGAGATTAGTTGTTCACCAATCCGTTGAAGATGTAGTTCACCTGAGACAGTTCATCGGTTGCGAAGAACAAGTCAGCAGGGAGGTCAACATACTTATAGGAAAGACCCAAGAAGAACTTCCAGGTATTGCAATCCAACTGAGCGTAGTAGTCAAACTCAAGTCCGGTCTCAGGGTCAGAAATCGTACCCTTTTTGATGGATTGGTCATCAATTACGCGGATGCCGGATGCGCCACGGAAAGCATTGTAGCGAATCAACTGAACGCCACCGGGAGCAATCATTGCAAACTCACCCGTTCCGAAAACGCTGTCAGCCTTTGGCTCAAAGAAGAAGTAGGACTGAGCGTCCGAGTTCATCATTTGCTGAAGGTCAACGTTCACAGTAGCACAGCAATGCGACTTGAGAGCCGTCATATACTTGTGAGAAAGCTCACCACCGATGATGATAGGGCGATCCCAACCTTCAGCAAGTTGATACTGATAGGTTACATCGGACAAGAAGTCATCCAAGAAAACCCCTGTGGAGGTGTTTTTGGTCTTGGTGAGCAACTGCGTCCGAGCAGCGTTTACTTGACCCGAACCCGAACCGGTGGGCTGAACGGGGAACTTACCGAAGTTGGCAGAGATGTAGCTTACGGCCTCTTTGTTCATAAAACGCTTGAGAGCCTGAAGGTTCATCGCCAACTGCCGAGCGATGTAGTTCTCGTCATTCTCACAACGAGGAGCCAAATCGTCAAGGCTGACCGACCACCTGCGAGAAGCACCTGTGGCAGGGTCAATGTTGTAAACGGTAGAAGTTTCACCGTAAGTTGGGCCTGCTGCGCAGTTCAACTCAGCGGAAGTGGAAGTCCCGGCATCGTTCATACGAGGCTGGTACACGACCTCAACCTGGCGGTAGTGGCCGTTCTTGGTGTCAATCTGGTTTTGGATGATACCAGATTCGTTCATCGGGGAAGTAATCGCCCGAAGAGTGTTGATGTGTCCGGGAAACATCGTTGGATCGGCATTGAAATAGCCGTCATCCAAACGACCTTGAATATCGGGACACGATACGAAGGATGAAAAAGCGTATGACATTTTTTTGAAATGAAAGAAAAGGTTTGTCGGCTATTTCTTGCCAAGCCAGGCACTATGGAGTTTATTGTCCCCCACCCGACACATCATCGTGCGTTTAACTCTTCTCTATGTCTCGCGGCTCTTGGGTGCAAGAACCGCTCACGAGTACCTTCTTTTGTGCCGGAGGTCGTTGTCCGAATTGGCTCTCTCTCTTGCCTTCCTGCCTCTCCTGCCTTTTTCAGCATTTGAGCCTTGTCAGCCTCCGAGCGAACCAACTCTTCGGGTGTCAAATAACCGGTTCCCTTCTCGTTCTTGATTTGGTTGCCGTTCTTATCTGTCACCACCAACTTGCCATCCGACAATGCAAAGATATAACGCTCATTCAATTCTAAGTCAAAGCCCTTCTTTGCAAACTGATTGACCGAATCGCTCCACGAAAGGCTTGACTTAATCTTCATCACCTCTTGGTTAATGATGTAATTATCAATGGCTTTCTGCGATTCAATCTCCTTCTGCTCCAACTTTTGCGTCAACTCGCTCGCCAAGGTTTCGTACTCACCCTTCTGCTTTTTGAGTTCGGCAAGTTGAGCCTTGTAGCCTTCATCGTCCTTCCCTGTACTCTTGGCCTGCTCCTTCAAGTCCTCAATCTGCGTATTGATACGCTGTTGAGCAACCTCAAACAAGTCGGACAGTTTCTTGCCCTTCACATCGTCCTCGGTCAAGTTGAAGGCTCTCTTGAACTTGGTTTCAAGGCTTCCAAGGGTCTTGCCTGTTACACGATTACGGATGTCCTCATCGTCAACGGCCACTTCACGGGACACATACTTCTTCGCAAGTTCTTCCTTGAACTCGTCAAGGGATGCAAACTCTTTCTCTTGGTCAAACAGCCATTTGGCCATCTCTTTGGAATCTACGCTCATTTTCTACGGGTTTTAGTGGTTGGTGTTTCTTCGGTTTCTTCTTGCTCAGGCTCATCGCCTACTTCGGGCGTCTGCTCCATCATCGTTTCAGAGCTTTGTGAAACAATTATTTCGGGTTCTTCTACGCGAATCATTCTTCTGCGCTTTGGCCCTTCTTGAACCGGCTCAAATGAATAAGCCTGTGGATTCAAATAAGCCTCGTCCTCAATGCGGATGCCGTATTTTTTTAGGAACGCAGTGTCCCTTGCCGTTGCCTTGCTCAGCATAACGACTTGTCCGTTGGGCTTTATGCAACGAACCTTGACTTGGTTTGGATTTATGTCCATAGTGGATAAATGGGTTTGTGGTGCAAATATAAACAATAATGGGCATTCAAACCTGCGGAACAAGCCAATGCCTACAACGATAGCCTCCCAAATAAATGAAAATCGTGGCTTCGTCCGTACCTGGAATCTTTCCCTTCCAATCGCCCAACCTTCCCCACGACCGTATCGCCCCCTCATCAAAGACCTTGCCATCCCTCGCGACACAAAACGGCCTTGAATCGTTCACCAATCCACCTGCATACCTAAACTTCTTAATCCCCAAAGCCTTGCCTAAAGCGTAGGTGAAGGAACGGTCAATCACCGCAAACATTGTGTCAGCAGTCAAGACCGCCATATTGAACAATCGACCTTTTTTGTCAGGGCCACCGCCAACCATTATCTCATTAATCCCTCCCTCCAAAAGCGACCGAGCCGAACCCGAAGCAATGGACGCAAGGATAAAGTTTCGTATATAAGCGTATAGATTCGTCTCAAGGTTGGTCAAATCGTCAAACATTGAAGCCATCTGCTCCTCATAACCGACCTCTGAAGCCAAACCTGGGTCAAGGCCCAGCTTCTTGTAATACTCCTTGGTCAAGTCGGCCTGCTTGTCAATTCGGTTCGCCAAGAATACCAAAGCATCGTAATAACTGCTCCGAGATACAGCGTCCTTAAATTCGGCCATCAGAGCCTCTACACGAGCGTAATTGTCGGTGGATGATACAAGGTTGCCCTCGGTGTCATAGGAGAGCCTGGAGAGCAGTAAAAGCAGTATTGCAAGTAACTCCTCCTGCGACTTGTCCACCTTCTTGCCGAAATCTTCGCCAATCGTGTCTAAGCCTTCCTGCTTGGAGGCTGCAATCTGCTCTAAAGTCATTGGTTAAGGTTAAGTGGTTTCTTCTTCCTCCTCTTC